CCCGAGGGCGGTGAGGTTGTCGAGGAAGTGGTTTCGAATGGCGGAGAAGTCTTCGTGCATCCGATATTTATCGAAGGAACCGAACCGCCGCTTGGAATGCCGCGCCGATCCAACCCGCTGCCGCCTGTTTGCTCGTTCCAGCGTTGAGGTAGAGGATGTATTTGGCATCGTTCGTGATGCGCGCGGGACCATAGGCGGTAGACGCCGGGGTGAACGTCCAGCGACCGCGAGAGTAGCCGGTATCGACCGGGTTGGCGTTCTGTAGGTTCGCGAGCACGTCGTTGCCGAGCTTGCGCTGGATGCGGTCGTTCCACTTCACCAAGCGTTGCTCGACCACTGCCGGTGATGCCCCGAAGGTGAACTCAAGCTTCACGTGTTCAGCACTGCCGAGAAGAGGATCGGAACGCCTGCCGGGGCGATCACCACCGATTTTCCCACGGTGTAGGTCTGGCCTCCGAAGATGACCTTATCCTCGGACTTGGCTTCCTCGGTGAGCGTCGCGATCAGATGGCTGATGAGGCGTCCTTGTTCGTCTTTGGCTTCCTCATTCCCAAGGAATGCGAAGCACGGGATCGCGGTGGATGTCTCTACCGTCTTGTCCGTGTGCTTGTCGTAAACGGAGGTGGTCCGCATGATGGTCGCGGGTCCGCCCTTCGCCGCGATCTTCGCCGCGATCTGTGCGCGCTTGGCGCTCCAACCGATCATGCGCGGCTCAAACGGAACGAGGTGAGCGTGCGCCCGGTCTTCGCCGTGCTTGCCGCGTGATCTACGCGCCGGGGGATCGGTGAAAGGATCGCAGTGATGAGCGGGTAGCGGTCATCGCTGGTCGGCTTCGCATAGGTCGTCTTCTCATCGTAAGCGCCGTTGCCAGCACCAAACTCGGTGGAGAGGATCGCCGCGTCGTGGGCGCGCACGGTGAGGGGGGCGTCGAGCATCTCACTCGCCAGCATGATTACCGCCGTCTTGACCGATGCTTCGGTCTCATGACCTTCGATCATGTAGATAGCGTTGATGTAGTCGCTTGCGCGATAAAGAGACGCGGTCTTGTCGTTGGTGGAGGCATCTGCCCACATCGTGTTGTTGCGAAGTGCATGGAAGTCGTTGGCCTGATCTACTGTTGCGTTCATAAGTGTATTTATAGAAACGAAAGAACCCCGGCCTCTTTCGAAGCCGGGGTCCAATGTTCAACCCGAAGGTGGAGCGATTAAGCGCCAGTCGTCGGGGCTGCTGCGACCTTCACGAAGCGGAACGGAACCTGCTTATCGTTGATGCCAGCGAGAAGCTCCCAATCGTTGCCGTTGTTCATTTCGGCGATGGTCGGGGATGCGTTCTTCGGATCGATCAAGCCGACAAAGCGGAAGCCCTGTGGGTGCAAGACATACTGCTTGCGCGACACGAGGATGTCGGTGCCCCAACCGCGAGCGGCGCGCTCGTTGGCTTCGTAGCGCATTGCGTAGGTGCCGAGGTTTGCTTCACCATACGAGAAGGCGTTGTCAGCAACGATTGCGATCAGACCAACCGGCATCGAGTCCGAAACCACGATGGTCATGCCATGCACGGTGCCGAAAAGCGTGTTGGAGTCCACGGGGGCAACGAAACCAAGGTTGCCCTTGGCAAGGTAGCGCTGCTGTGTGGAATGCATGACAACCGTGGTTGCCTTCGCCTGTGCATCACCGAACAAGCCCTTACCGTCGATCAGGAGATCGACCGAAGCGACATTGGTGCCGCCGTTGACGGTGAACTTTGCGCCAGCGGTGGTAGCGATTGCCGAGAGAACGGTCACGAGGTGGGTCTTGCGACGCTCGATCCAGTAGCGCTCATCGCGCGCGGCGATCTCTGCCATGATGTCAACGCCACGGAGCGTGGTTAGAAGACGGTTCGCGCCCCAGACCTGATCCTTGTAGTTGATGCGTGCGCTCTGCGAACCACCAGTGATGCCGTGAATTTCGGCCATGATCGACTCATCCGGCGATGCGACGTTTTCCTCAATCGAGGCATCGAGCGGGTTCAGGAAGGGGACCGATGTCTCGGGCGAACTGCCAGATGCAAGGCCGTCGAAGAATGCCGAGCGGTTGATCAGGGGTGCGGTGAGGATGTCATCGTTGTAGTAAGAAGGCTCGATGAAAGCCTTTGCTGCCTGAACTGCTGCTGCGCTAAAGTTCGGGATATCTTCGAAACGGGTATAAGTGTCTACCACTGTGAATCTCCAATTGGATGTTAAAACCGACACCCAACGGAGCCGGGGAAGACTTCGCCTTCCCCGTTATTTATACTGACACACCTTTTCGTGACTTACGGGAGGTCTTTGAGTTGCTGCATGTTGTTCTGTTCTGCGAAAGCGACACGCTCGGCCTTTGGCAACGCCATAAACTTCGTCATGTTGAAGTTTTCCTTGGTCATGCTCGGGATCACCATTCCAGAAATTGCACCGGGAGCATTGCCGCCGCTTGATACGCTGGCGGGAATGTAGTGCTTGCCGCGATCTGACTTAAGGAAGTCATCGAGATACTCATCGATGGTGAGGCCGTTAACGCTCGTGTTTCCCTCGGAATACTTGGCGCGGTAGCGAAGGGAGTCTTCGACATCGGGGCGAAGCTCTGGTCGGATATTACGCGCGCCTACCGCCTTCGTAATCGCCTCATCGAACTTGAAGCTTTTAATCTCGTCGTCGCGCTCTTGAAGTCGTGTTTCGAGGCTGGCGACGCGGGTCTTGAAGCTTTCGACATCACCCGAGGTTTCGAGGCGTTCACGTTCCGCCTGATCTTTGGCCTCACGAGCAAGACGTGCTTCTTCATCCTTGGCGCGCTTCTCGCCAATGAGATTGGTGTTGTGGTTTTTGAGGTTGTCGATCTGTGTCGTGAGATCGGTGGTAGCTTCCGCTACTTTGCTGGCAATCATCTCCGCGATGGCTGCGTTCTGTTCAGTCGTAAATTCCATGCAACTCCTTGTCACAAACTAAAGAGGAAGCCGGAGAACATCCCCGACCTCCTATTTAGTGTAAGGTGATTAGAAGGCGTCTGGATGTAGCGCGCGAAGTTGCTTCAACGTGAGCACGCGACCATCATCGGCTACAAGGTCTTTCAACGAAAGCTTACCCGCGCGGAACAAGTCTGCGCGTGTCTTGCCGAGCATCGCGTCTTGAAGCTCCGGCGACTTCGGCTTGAGCCACTGATCGTAGGTGGGGTCACCGGCAAGCGGACCATCTGCGCTCGCGCGGGTGAGGGGCGTGCCCTCATCGAGATCGATGCCGAGTTCACGCATGGTGAGCGTCACCGGCTGGCATATCGACCGGCACCGCACGTGGTTCGGTGGGATCGGTCCCTTGCCGAGTGAGTAGACCCGCCCGGACAAGCCGACGCAAATGATGGTCGTGCGATTGTCCAAGGTGGAGAGGTATTTCCACCCGGTGATCACGTCATCGTTTTCAGCGTAGGAGAGTTGAGCCGCCACGTTGTGGATGTGGCTCACCGCCGTCCTCACCAGCGCTTCGGCTGATCGGCGCGACGTATCGAGCACCCCGGTGGTGCCGAGCCTCTTGGAGCCGATGATGTCCCGCACGATCTCATCGGTGGTTTTGGCTTGCACCATCCCATCTCGGATCGCCGCCTCAACCGCGTTCTGTGTGTCTGTGGAGAGCTTGTCCGCCCATGCCTTGAGGTGCTTCCCGCTCATCACCTTCGTATCGACAATGGATCGAACCATCGTCGGGGCCGGTGAGGCGGTCGGAAACTCGACTTCGAGCTTCACCCACTTCGCCGGTTTAGTCGGGGTAGGAGCCTCACCAGACTTCGAGACGGGTTTGAGCGTGCCGGTGCGCCGGGATGGCTTGGTGTCGTCTGTGATGGACTTCTTGACGCTCCTGATGGCCTTGACCGTGAACGCCGCCTCATCCTCGGCAAGCTCCGCAAGCTCATCGAGGATCGCCGGGGTGCTTACGTCGTAAGCGTCCTTCACCAGCGCGCGAATCTCTTTGATTTGCGTGTTGAGCCGCTTGGTGGCGGTGGGGCCGACATCGAGACCACGTTCTTCGATCTTCACCAGACGCGATGCGAGTTGGCCTTGAAGATCGTTGAGCGCCCGATTGAGGGTCTTGAGTGCGCGCTTCGAGAACCCGTTTGAATACCGTTGAAGGTAGATCAAATGGGGGAGGATTAGATCGCGAAGGCGAAGCTCAAACTCGTTTTCATTCATCGTCCTCACCATCATTGATGAGGCCAGCGTTCAACGTGTCCATCTTCAAGCTGTCGGCTTCCCGACGCTTCAATTCTTCCTCGTAGGTGAGTGCCTCGGGATACACCCCCGCCTTCTGCAAGATGTAGAACATGGTCTCATCGCTCATCTTGCCGCTCTGGTTAAGACCACGGATGTTCGTGAGAAGCTCGTTGCGGATCGTATCGACCGAGTAATCGGTGTTGAGGGAGAATTTGGTCGCAAGCTCCGCCGCCTTGTCTCCACCCTGCCACCAGACAACCCAACGGAGGGCGATGGTGTAGGCACGGCTCAAGGTGCGCGCCGTGGTTGCCAACGTGCTGTTCTGTGCGGCGGCACGCATCGCCACGGTTTCAGCGGCTTCCGCTGCTACCTTGTCGGACGCCAAAATCTGCGCACCGACCTTCGCGATACGATCCTCGATGTTCTTCAACTTGCGCTCAAGCGACGCGACGCCAGTGCCCGCGAATTCCGCATAAGCGACCTTCGCTTGCGGATCGGACAAGCGCCACGCCTCGGGTCCGCCTACCTTGAATCCGTTATCACGCGGCACGAAATCGATTGGATTGTTATCTTCATCAACGCGGACGGTGGCGTTCGATTCCACCACTTCATCATCAACACCGGTGACGTAGAGGATCGCCATCGATTGCCAATAGTGGATGTAGGTGATGCGACCTTCACACCGATAGTGATCAAGGTTTAGCTGCGCTACATCTTCCGCCAGCGGCTTGGAGGGCAGTATGCAACCGGGCTTGTCGCTCAATGGAACGAAGGGAACCTCGTTGATCACCGCCCCAAGGCGGAGCGGCGTATAACTCTCGATCAGGCTATACCCGAGGCCACGGTTCTCAAAGAGGTTGATCGTGTAGACGCCATTTACAAGCGTAAGCTCGCGTCGAAGACTTTCCGTCTCTTGGAGCAACACGTAGCAGATGCGGTCACGTCCCCGGATACGTGCTTGCTGGATGTCGAGTATCGTTTCAGCCGCATATCGCGAGATGAACGGACGCGCTCCGCTTTCGAGCGCTTCGGCTTCTGACTTGGGGACGGGGCCGTTAGGCATATCGATCAACAGTCCGCCATAAGTGACCGACAAGGCTTCTCGGTTGCCCCACTCAACGACATCGTAGAACGACTCGTTATTGTATGTGATTTCATCAAGGATCGCGAGCAACGAGTCCGGGGCTTCGAGCGTCGGAGTTTTCGCGCTGATGAGCCCGCATAGCCCTGCGACTGTGCGATCAGTAGCGGGGAAGAAGGTCACTTCGTCCCGGTAAGTATTGTATGCTACCGGGTCCATTGAAGGCGCGGCAAGAGGGAGGTAGCCAACACCATTGGCTTTAACGACGGCGCTACCGGCCATCATGTCTCGAATGGTTTTCCAGCGGGTATGGAAGGCACCGATCTTTGTTGAATTATTGCTCACCACCTATTTAGTTCGTCCGCCAGAAGCCGGAGATCGGAGCGCGAGCCATAGACCTAACCTTCTTGGGCTCACCGAGAAGGATTGAGTTGAGACCATGCACAAGTGCATCAAGACGATCCGGTGAACCCTTGCGGCGACGGTTTAAGCCGGTCTCGAAATCGAGTAGCTGCCCTTCGAGCTTCTTAAACTCTCCGCAATGGTGAATGCGCTGTTGCTTGTAAGCGGTGGATGCACCCTCGGCTCTGATCTCCTTACCAACACTGGCATGAATGAGCTTGACCGGGATTGAGGGATCAACGGTTCGCAAGTTGGACTTAACAAGGTTCCCACCTTGGTTCTTTTCCGCCACGATAGTGTTGGCTTTCCAATCATGGTAAGCCTTGACCGATATCTCACCCCACTCGTGAGGTTGCCACTTCCCAGATAAATCGGCCAACACGTAGCCGTGATTGTTATCATCGCGGCCTACGACAACGATGCCGGTTTCGTCTGATCCTGCGTTCGTAGAGACAGCGGGATCGACCGCAACCTCGATGCGAATGAGGTCATGACAATCTTCCACGCTGCGACCGGGTAGGCGCGTTGCGGCGATGTCCTCACTATGGAACATCGGGTTTTCAACGTCGGAATACCAATCACCGACAACGAACCGTTGATATGAGATGCGATCAAGGTCGTTGAGATCGTCAAGGTAGCCTTCTGCGAGGTTCTCAATGTTCTCTTTGCCGTCGAGGTGTATCCACTGCCATTCGCCGGGCTTGCTATGGGGAGCGCCCGTGTTCGGGTTAAGACCGAGCTTGAACGCCTGATAGGTCCAGTGCCGTTCCGATGGCGGGTTGCACGCCATGATGAACTTGAGACGCAATTCGGTCTCGTCGCGCGTCATCACCTTTTGGCGAAGACGTGTTCGCAACGTGCCGATGGTCTTGTATTTCTCGATCTCCGAGACTTCATCGATGAGGATCGTTGCGTAGCCGGGACCAAGAATTCGATCCAAGTCGCCTTCATCGAGACCCGAGAAAAGGATGGTCGAGCCTTCGATCTTGAAGCTCATGGGGTTGAGGGTGATTGCGCCCTTATCGCGGAAATATTCCCACGCCGACGATCCATCCGAGACCGGAAACTTGGCCTCAAGGAGAGAGCGGAACGTGTCTTCGAATAGCTTGGATCGTGCATCGATGGACGTGCTACGAAAGCAAATATGACGGGAGCCGGGAGCCGCTACGGCACGGTCTACAACGCAATCGAGAGCTTCGAATGTCTTGCCGCCACCCGTGCCGCCTTTGAGCAAGATGAACTTACTCGACGGGTCTTTGATAAGCGCACGTGCTTTGACTTGAATAGGGTTGAGCTTCAACGGACTCCTTTGTCACGGACTTGAGAGAGACCGGGCACAACCCGGAATCCATATTTATCCGGTGGGGGAGTCGTTGTGGTTGGTGAACTTTTCGAGCATGAGTTTTGACAAGAGGTTGAGCGTCTCGCTCATGTCCTTGAGCTTGTCTTCGAGACCGTCGCAGCGTGATTGTAGATAGCGGTTATCAGCGATCATTCCATTCCAGCGTGATGCGAGGTCACCCACTACGCTTAATGCTTGTGATGCTTGGTTAGAGGCGAGCGTGCTCCATTGTCGGTCGGTCATGTTTGGGTAGTCGGGCGCTACGGTTAGATCATTGGTCATGAAGGTATTTATGACGGGTGGGGGCCGCTCGTGCCGTAGCAGGCTTGGAGCGACCCCCATGAGGTGAGCGACGGCGGCACGGATTGCGCTCGACGGATACCACCGCCGCCCATCCTATTTAGCTCACAAGAGGTCGAGCATCGCTCGGTTGACGAGACCATGCACGCGGTAGGCGTCGCCGCACTTACCGAACCCGTAAACGGAGAAGGGGTCGTCGCTGTCCGGTTCCGGCTCACCGATCACCACGAGTGAATTGAAGGTTTCTTCACCGGCTTCGATCCGATCCGCAAGCTCGCGCAACATCCGGGGGATGTCCTGTGCCGGGATCAGCGTGGTGACTGCTGCGAGGTTGACCGACTTCATAGGATGAGCGCCTTGGCCTTCGCGATGAGCGCCTTGCGATCCTCGATGCCGTTCGTCCCGCCGTTGATCTTCCGGGTGATCTTGGTGAGTTGGTCGGCATCCGCCAGCGCGTTGAGACCGTTCACCGACCAATAGCGGCACGCCACCAGTAAACCGATTTTCGGTTTCGCGACCTGATCGGGATCGTTGACGAAATCCAGACCGAGCGCCGCACCATACACGGTGTAGTTGGCACGTCCGGTGAGTTGGATGACGCCACGGCCATGATACCGCGCACCATCGCCGGGTTTGGTATTCCCGAGGTCTTTGCGACCGTCATACCGGGCGAAGTAGGCGGGTCCGCCCAATTCCTGCATGTAGCGGTAGTTTCCGCTCTCGTGCGCGGTCTGGCCGATGAAGTGCGCAACGCGGAGACCGCTGGTGAGGATGTTGAAGGTGCGGAACGCCGTGTTGGCGCTCTGTCCAAGCTCGGATGCGAGATCAGGTTTTGCGCCAAACTTGGCGAATAGGGCGGTAAGGGTCTGGGGGCCGATGTCTCCATCGACGTTTACACCGAGACGCTCTTGAAGGAGGGCGGGGTTCAACACCCCATATTTAGCATGGCGTCACCGGGTGATCGGGGTGAGCGTAAATAGAGGCGTGCAACCAACCATCACTGATATGTTCGAGCGAGACTATTACCGCCACGACGCGCTTCCCCATCGTCGGCGGACCCGTCGCACCTATCTTCTCGCTGCGTATAACGAGTTTCTCACCCGAGACAGTCTCACCGCGCCAGTCATGGCGGAGCCTCGGGTAGCCGGAGACGCCACGCTACCGAAACCGTTTCGCTACTATTGGTCCGCGATCCCGGATGATTCGATCATCGGCCTGTGGAAGCGCCTTGAGGTAGCTGTGATCGAAGAAGCCGAAGCCTTGAGGGCAAAAGAGCTATCAACATCGGCCCACAAATAAACCGAACTATTGGTAATTTTGCAACACTTTATAATCGATTGGCGACGTTAGCCGTAGTTTTGCGACTTTTTCCCTCGGTAAAACGCTAATCAATTATAGACGAAACGCGTTGTGGCGAGCGACAATTTAGAAATCGTTATGACACGCTGCAAAAGTAGTTGCAGTCATCGTGGCATCCATGGTTCTTCCGGCTCACCAACAGTGAGATACGAACTATGAGCGAACGTGCAATCAAACTATTAGAAGTCGCGACGCACCCATCAACCGGTGATGGTGAACGCGCCAATGCAATCTCGATGTTCCGTGCCGTTAGTGACAAGGCCGGTGGGATTGATAACCTGTTCGGCGTCTTGAAGCCAACGGTCGGTGACAGCGATCTATACTGGCACCAAGAGTATACGAAGGCGAGGAAGGATCGTGAGACCTTCGAACGGCTCGTGACGAAAGCCATCGAGCAAAATGCGGGCTACGCCAACCAAATCCGGGAAGTCAGCAACGCGCGGGATGAAGCGGTTCGTGAACTTACGACGCTGCGCTCGACACTGCGCGGGTTGGTAGGCGGTAGCTCACCAAGCTTACCGGCTAATGAGCCTGCGTCGCCGCGATCCGGGGCTCACCCCGGTTCTGGGTCCAACGATCCGCACATCGCGCTCTTTGGGGCTCTGGATCATGTCTGGCGCACTATCGGTG